ACTTCTGAGCATAATGCCATGCATCAATAGTGCCAGAACTGGTTGACTTAAACAAACCTGTAATCTGCGAAGGTTTGTAACGGTATTCAGCCCAACGCTCCTGATATCCAAATACATCATCGTCAGTTGAAGTACCAGTAACATAAATCTCTTTATTAAGAATAGCCTGCTCACCCAAATGAGCAAATACAGGGAAATAAAAATCATAACGGGTCTCACGACTCCACATCTTAGGTAAACCTTGCTGATATGTTAAATCAGCACGAACGTTTACTAAACCAATTATGTATCCATGCTCTTGAGCATGATACGTAAAACCATGTCCACTAGCCAACGCAGTACCCATTGCAGCCAAGTTACCAAGCGGAGTAGCACCGCCAGAAATCGAAGTAGCACTTGTTTGCGCAATCGGGTTAACGTTGACATAAGTCGAACCTCCACCAATATACTCTGGACGTTGTAAACGGTAATCTTGTGGAGTTACTCCAAAATGAGCACGTAACAATTCTGTATAACGTGTACCACCTCGCGCATCGCGCTCAAGCAACTTCTGAATCTGAAATGACTGACGTAGCTGATTGATCGTAGCAGCTGTCGCTGAAGACAAATCAGCATAAAGTCCTGACTCGCCAGAACCAACAACACCTACAACTAAACTTGAAGGATTGCCAGAACCAACAGCAGAACCAACTGCAGCGTCGTAACTTGTAATGCGTGTGTCTAAACCAATAGAACCACTCCAAATAGTACCTGTAGTAACAGTACCATCAGTAAGACCAAGAGCTTTACCATTACCATAAACAGGTGCAGTAGTGCCTATTGGCAATGTGACTGCGTCACCTTTCTGAGGCCAAGGTAAAGCGCCGGTAAAGTAATCCTTACGTTTACCTCTACGCACCATTGCGTAATCACTCGCGGAATCTGGACCGTCACCTTTGTGAACGGTTACAGAATTTTGTAAATTCTCATCCCTAAACCACTCGTTATAAATCAAATTGTAAGCACGTAATGGCAAAGCATTGTGCGTTACAGTATTGCTGCCAGTGATCTGGCCAGCAGTAGGTAATCCAAAATGGTCAAAAATTGACCCAACAGCATAACCACCGGCTGGTGATGTAATCTGTGGAACTACATAACTAATAGAATCACCTGGGTTCGCTTGCTCACCCATAAACTTGACCCAATTGTTCCAAACTAATCTGTTTGGTACAAAGAAAAAGAATGTGTCAAGATGTAAATTATCCATAACAGGAAACAATGGAGTTGCAAGACGTGCAAACATTGTTGCCTTAACATTGTGCATATCTCCAGGGAGAACTTCATCACAATAAATAGGTACTAAATAACCACCATCAAATGTGGTCTTATGTGCATATTGGGTATCAAAGCTAGAACGTGGAATTTCCGCTTTCGGAACCATAGCAAATGAATGTGAACTTACTGACTTATTGCGATGCATATCAATCTCCCGAAGTGTTCCGTACCACTCTTACGAGTGATACGGTATAAAAAAACCTTACTCGCCGTCGCGAATCATAACATCCTTAGCACGACTAATTAACTTAGGTGCAGCTAATAGATCCATACTACCAGAATTATCATCATATGTACCCAAATAAAACAACTGAAAATCATCTGGGTGTTTATACAACTGATTATCATCAGATGCTCTATTTACTTCGTCTTGAAACTGACGAATAGCAACACCCTCAGATGCAACAAAAGCTGGGCGACCATACGCACCAGCTGCAGTATCCAAAATAGAAACAATCACTAATTTCATAAATACTCCTTTAAATCTTACGTTTTAAAAGCGATAACTTAGCCAAAGCGACTTTTTCCTTTACAGCCAAACGCTCTAAAGTGTTATCTTCAAATCGAGAACGACCTTCAAGTTCTCTCTTAAATTGTATACCATCAAACGCTTCTGGATACAATTCTTTAAACTTATTATCATAAAAACGTGGTGGACGGCACTTCTTGCCACGCACCACTACTGAATCTGACGTATAAACGTCATCCATGTACTTATCTAACCAAGCCTGTCCAATACCAGGCTTCAAAGACATCTTATTAAATTCAGGCGTACGCTGAATAATCTCACCAGTACTTAAATCACAATACTGATAATGCGCATCTGCATCAACCACTTCGTGGTTTTCATTAACGGTTTTACCGTTAATTTTCTTCATAATATATCGCGCAACATAAGCAGCAGAGTCAAAGTTAACATCACCAATAGAGCTATAGCCAAACGGCCAAAGCTCTTCAAGTATCTTTGACGTATATAAGACAGACCCAGTCTGCGTTCTTTTGAAAACCTTCTTATCTTCAAAATCAAGACCAAAGATACAAGCATGGAAATGAGGACGATCAAAAGATTCACCATATTCACCTGCCATATAAAAACGTATAGTCTTTCCAGTATAACGCTTTCTCAAGCGTTTCATAAACAACTGAAAATCCTCATACTTTAATGAATAATCCTTGGGACAATGCTCATTGTCATAAGTAAGAGTAATAAAACAATTACTCGCATGCATTTGTGCCTCATGCATGCAACGAACGGCCCACTGACGTGAGCGTTCAAGGCGACAACCAACACACTGACCGCAAGGCAACGACAAGGTGCGGATTACATCCGCCCCTGGTATTTCACGCCAAATAATAGACTTGTCAGCACATTGATAAGCCGTTAACGGCTTATAACATGCCATAATTCTTAAAGTCTAAAACCGCCACGCTGTGGCATACGCATATTAATTGCTTTAGTCTTGCTTACACCGCGACGGAATTTCTTCGCTGCACCGTGTTTGCTCATTGGCTTTCTATATAAACTCATTTTCGTAGCACTCCGTAGTTAAAAACTGTGGTTTTGGTGTCACCTAGCACAGTTACATCAAGTAAAGTAACTGTGCTGCCATCCGCTTACGCGTCTGGCGTAGGTGTTTCTACTGCAGAAACGATTGGTCGAGCCACAGGCTCACCATCAATAAGACCAAGCTCAATCGCTTCATCGCGATTTTGCTCATTCTCTAAAAAATTAAGCAAAGCGTTAGGGTCGTGGTCAAACCTCGCCCTTAACTTCGCCGGCAAAGCCATAAATTCGGCTTCTGCCGCTCTAATTTTATTCAATGCGGTGTGATAGTCACTTACACCGCTAAAATCGCCGTATGACGGCTCTATGGCTCTAACTGGTAAAGAACCAGTTACGCCAAAACGCTCAACGATGACATTAATATCACAATCATCTTTCATATGTTGTTGAGCTAAACTCGGATCTTTACAAAAAAGACCGGTCTCTTGTGAAACAAGAGCCATATCATAATTGTACGGATTACGTACAAATGGTAGTTTGTCTTTAGACATTATTTGCCTCTCGGTGCAGTTTTAGTTACAAATGGCATTGCTGATGAACCACGCAACAAACCCAAACCTTCAAAAATAGTACGTAATGACTCCTGAACAGGACTCATATACTTAGCAACATTTGGATTTTCCTGCTTAAATTGCTCAGCAGGTTTATTTAAATTAACATGTTGCAAAATCTGCTTAACCATGGCAATCATCTGCTCAGCAGAGGCACCATGAGTAGGAATACGAGCTAACAATTCTTTAATTGTAGCCTCGTTCAAACCTTGAAAAGGAACACCTTTATTCAAGGTATCCTGCTCAATATTCTTAGTTTCAGCCTCTAACTTCTTAGCAGCTGCACCATTAACTTGAGCCTGAGTCTCAGCAACTTTAACTTGCTCCTGAGCAAGTTGAGATTGCGATTGACGAAGAGAAGTCTCACCAAACTTAGGAGCTTCAATAGAACTAGTACCTGTAACTGGAGAACCAGTTGGAGCAGAACCAGTTTTATTATAAGCAAGCATTGGAGATAAACCTGCTTTATTTAAATCCTCAACCATACGCTGATATGTCGTATTAGACATACGCTCAGAAAAATCCTGAGAACGAGACTGCGACTCATAAGCCGCTTCTCTATTCTTCTCAGCATTCCAAACACTAACTGCAGAACTTAAAATATCACCAGTCATACTAACGCGCTCCGCTTGTTTCCTCACTACCCCTTTCGGGGTAGTCGAGGTATTAATTAAAAGTGATCAATCAAACCAGGTACAGAGTACATTGGCATTGGTCGTGCCATCTTACAATCAAAAAACGCATCCATCAAGAATTGCTGGCCGTTTGCTGCGCTACCTACTGCTGTAGTACGCTCAATCGGTGGCGTTTCTTGAATAAACGTGTTATTCAATGTAGGCAACGACGTAAACTTCTGAGCATAATGCCATGCATCAATCGTACCTGAACTTGTAGATTTAAACAAACCAGTAATCTGACTTGGTTTGTAACGGTACTCAGCCCAACGTTCTTGATATCCAAAAACATCATCATCAGTTGAAGTACCGGTAACATAAATCTCTTTGTTCAAAATAGCTTGCTCACCCAAATGAGCAAATACAGGGAAATAAAAATCATAGCGTGTCTCACGACTCCACATCTTAGGGAGACCTTGCTGATACGTTAAATCTGCACGTACAGACACAAGCCCTAAAATGTATCCATGTTCTTGAGCATGATACGTAAAACCATGTCCACTAGCCAACGCAGTACCCATTGCAGCCAAGTTACCAAGCGGAGTAGCACCGCCAGAAATCGAAGTAGCACTTGTTTGCGCAATTGGGTTAACGTTGACATAAGTCGAACCACCACCAATATATTCAGGACGTTGTAAACGATAATCTTGTGGGGTTACACCAAAATGTGCACGTAACAACTCTGTATAACGTGTACCACCTCGCGCATCGCGCTCAAGCAATCTCTGAATCTGAAATGACTGACGTAACTGATTAATTGTCACAGCAGTTGCATCAGACAAATCAGCATACAAACCAGCACTAGTACCAGTTTCAAAAGCCTTAACATAATCGCTCGTATCACCACGAGCAGCCATACGATACTGTAAACCGTCTTCTGCACGCTTTACAGACAAAATACTGCCACTACCACCTGTAGTGCCAGAAAACATAACAGGAACATCACCACCTAAAGGCAATGTCACTGCATCGCCTTTCTGTGGCCAAGGCAAAGCACCTGTAAAATAATCCTTACGCTTACCACGACGTTTAAGCGCGTAATCAGAGGGAGTATCCCCTGAATCCCCTTTATGAACGGTTAAAGAATTTTGTAAATTCTCATCTCTAAACCATTCATTATAAATAAGATTGTAAGCACGCAATGGCAATGCATTGTGCGTTACGGTATTTGACCCAGTAATTTGTCCAGCCGTTGGCAGTCCAAAATGGTCAAAAATAGAACCTACAGCATAACCACCTGCTGTAGAAGTAATCTGTGGAACTACATAAGAAATCGAATCACCCGGATTCGTTTGCTCACCCATAAACTTGACCCAATTGTTCCAAACAAGTCTGTTAGGAACAAAGAAAAAGAATGTGTCAAGATGTAAATTATCCATTACTGGAAATAACGGCGTAGCCAAACGTGCAAAAAGCGTTGCTTTTACGTTATGCATATCGCCTGGAAGAACCTCATCACAATAAATCGGCACCAAATAACCACCGTCAAACGTGGTTTTATGTGCATATTGTGTATCAAAGCTAGAGCGTGGAATCTCAGCTTTAGGAATCATAGCAAACTGGTGCGAACTTACTGACTTATTGCGGTGCATTTTTAATCTCCCGAAGTGTTCCGTACCACTCTTTCGAGTGATACGGCTTTAAAAAACCTTAAACAGACTCTCTAATCTTAACCTGCTTGCCCAAACAAATTTGTTTTGGACTTGCAAGCAAATCAAAAGCACCAGTGTTGTCATCAAAAGTGCCTAAATAGTATAAATCAAAATCATCAGGGTGTACATAAATCTGATTATCCTCGCTAGCGCGATTTACCTCGTCACTAAACTGACGAATAGCTACACCCTCAGTAGCAACATAAGCTGGACGACCAAAAGCATCTGCAGCACGGTCTTTAATAGAAACAATCACTAATTTCATAAATACTCCTTTAAATCTTACGTTTTAAAAGCGATAACTTAGCCAAAGCGACTTTTTCCTTTACAGCCAAACGCTCTAAAGTGTTATCTTCAAATCGAGAACGACCTTCAAGTTCTCTCTTAAAT